AATTTTTTTCGAACCCCCCTATGGCGTGAAACATTCGTGAAACACATAGACCGGCGTGTGAACTTTAGAATTACAAAAAGCGAGAGAGACTTAACCGGAGACGGGCAGAAATGGTCGATATATGTTCGGAGATAGCGCGATTTACGAATACTATCAGGGGATCAGGAACGGCAAGTATACTGTCGGCAGGTGGGTACAGGCTGTTTATACGATCATAATACAAGGTCTTGAGGAGAAGCGGTTCTTCTGGGATCAGAAAAAAGCGAACGACGCTATCGAATGGATTGAAGAACACTGTTTTCACACCGAAGGACCGCTTGCTCCGGGGCATATTACGCTTGAGCTGTGGCAGCGGGCCTTCATTTCGTGCATATACGGGATCGTGGATAAGGACGGACGGAGACAATTCCGAGAAGTCCTTCTTTTAGTTGGCAGGAAAAACGGAAAGACCAAACTTGCTGCGTCCCTGGCGAAGTATGAGTTCGAACACGGCGGATATGGTTCCAGAGTGTTCTGCGTAGCACCGAAACTTGATCAGGCGGATCTCGTTTATAACGATGTGTGGCAGATGGTTACTCTGGATCCTGATTACAAGGAACTCAAAGAGAGACTGTCGGAGAAGGATCAGCACAATAAGAAGCTGTATGACGATTCGATGCTGGCAAGGCACAGACAGTCAGATCTGGCGATCCCCGGAACGAACTCCACTGTGAAGAAGATCGCATTCAGCGCGAAGAAGTCAGATGGCTTCAACCCGTCCCTCTGCATCATGGACGAAGTCGCAGCGTGGCAGGGCGATGCGGGTCTGAAACAGTACGAAGTAATGAAGAGTGGAATGGGCGCGAGGCCTGAAGGTCTGCTCCTGTCCTGCACTACTTCAGGCTACATAAACGATGGAATCTTTGACGAGCTGATGAAGAGGTCGACGCGGTTCCTGCTGGGTGACAGCAAGGAAACGAAGCTGCTTCCGATGCTCTACATGATAGATGACGTTGATAAGTGGAACGATGTCAATGAGCTGCGTAAAAGCAATCCAAATCTTGGCACATCGGTAACGGTCGACTACATGCTGGAAGAGATAGCGGTCGCGGAAGGGTCGCTTTCCAAGAAGGCTGAGTTCATGACGAAGTACTGCAACATAAAGCAGAACTCTTCGTTAGCTTGGTTACCGGCACCGGCCATCGCGAAGATCAGCGGTGATCCTATACGGTTTGAAGATTTCCGGGGCTGTTACTGCGTGGTTGGAATCGACCTGTCGCAGACTACAGACTTGACTGCAGCCGTCGCGGTCATCGAAAAGGACCGAAGGCTCAACGTGCTTGCTCACTTCTGGATGCCGGCAGAACGCATCGAGCAGAGAGCAGCGGAAGACGGTGTTCCGTACTGGGATTATGTAAGGCGTGGATTCCTGTCGCTCAGTGGAGAGAATTTTGTCGATTATAACGACGTTTACAGATGGGTGACTCAACTCATCAGCGAGCACGAGATCTATCCGCTGAAGGTTGGTTACGACCGATACAGCGCACAGTATCTCGTTAAGGATCTCGACGCTGCGGGATTCCAGATGGATGACGTTTACCAGGGCGATAACCTGTGGCCGGTACTGCAGGAGATGGAAGGTCTGATTAAAGACGAGAGGATCTACATCGGAGATAACGACCTTTTGAAGTCGCACCTTCTGAACGCAGCAGTAAAAATGAGCATTGAACGAGGCAGAGGACGCCTCGTGAAAATAAATCAGAGAGCACGAATTGACGGAGTCGCAGCTCTCGCAGATGCAATGACAGTCCGTCAAAAGTGGTATTCGGAGATTGGATATCAACTCCAGAACGAGGGATAACTTATGAGCTTATTCGACAACATTTTCAGACCGGACAAAGCGAAAGCACAGAAGGAGGCTCTGTCTTCCGCTCAGACGCTTTTCCAGACTCTGACTGCATACACACCGGCTTTCACCAGCTGGGGCGGTGCAGTCTACGAGAGCGAGATCGTAAGGGCAGCAGTGGATGCCAGGGCGAGACACATCAGCAAGTTGAAAGTGGAGATAAATGGATCCGCGAACAAGGCTCTGCAGGTGAGGCTCCGTCAGGGTCCTAACCAGTGGCAGACATGGTCACAGTTTCTTTATCGGACCAGTACCATTCTGGATGTGAACAATACGGCTTTCATTGTTCCTGTTTATGATGAGCGGATGACAATGACGGGGATCTTCCCGGTGCTTCCGATGCGCTGCTCGCTGATCGATTACAAGGGCGAGCTGTGGCTGCGTTATCAGTTCGCATCAGGTCAGATCGGAGCAGTGGAGTTCAAGAACTGCGCTCTGCTGACAAAGCACCAGTACAAGGATGACTTCTTTGGTTCATCGAACTATCCGCTCAACGAGACGATGTCGCTGATCCATATACAGAATCAAGGAATCGAGGAAGGCGTCAAGAATGCTGCAACGTTCCGCTTCATGGCTCAGCTGGCAAACTTCGCAAAGCCTGAGGATCTTGCGAAAGAGCGTGAGCGTTTCACTGCAGAGAATCTGTCGACCGATTCCGAGTCTGGTGGTTTCCTGCTGTTCCCGAACACCTACAAGGACATCAGGCAGATCGACGTCAAACCATACGCGATAGACGCAGAACAGATGGCGCAGATCAGGGAGAACGTTTTCAACTACTTTGGAGTTAATGAGGATGTGCTCCAGAACAAAGCGAAGGGCGATCAGCTCGAGGCCTTCTTTGACGGAGCAATCGAACCGTTTGCTATCCAGTTCAGCGAGGCCGTTACAAAGATGCTGTTCACCGAGAGAGAACGCGCCCAGGGATCTCACCTGATAGCCAATGCGAACAGGCTACAGTATATGAGCGTGACTCAGAAGGTCCAGATGGCGAAGGAACTCGGAGACAGAGGGGCGATCCTGATCGATGAGATCCGCGAACTGTTCAATTACGCACCGCTCCCGGATGGAGCCGGACAGGTCGCACCGATCAGAGGTGAGTATAAAGCTACTGAAGAACTTGGAGGTGCAGAAGATGCCAATGAAGAGTGATAGAGAATATAGAAATATGGTCATGGAGGTCCGCAAGGCTGAAGAGGCTGAACCGGACACAATGATAGTAAGAGGATACGCGAGCACATTCAATGAGCCGTACACACTGTATGAAGACGAAAACTGGAGATTCAACGAGGTAGTTGATGCAGACGCTTTCGCCAACACAGACATGAGCGATGTGATCATGCAGTACGACCATGAGGGTCGCGTATTCGCAAGGATAAGCAACAATACTCTCACAGTCACACCAGACGAGAGAGGTCTGTTGATAGAGGCTGATCTTGGTGGAACCGAGCTGGGACGCCAGCTGTACGAAGAAATCAAGGGAGGCTACACGAACAAGATGAGTTTCGGTTTCACTGTCGAGGCTGACGAAGTCGAGGATTCAAAGTCCGAAGACGGAAAAACACTGACAACGAGAACCATCAAGTCTGTTCGAAGGTTATACGACGTTTCTGCTGTTTCACTACCAGCCAACGACGCGACATCGATAAGCGTCAGAAGTCTGACCGACGGAGAGATCGGGCGGATTCAAGCGGAGCGACTTGAAGCTGAAAAGCTGGAGCTTAGGAGACGCAAGATCAAGGCTAAGGCCGAACTTTTAGGAGGTCAGAAATGACAAGAGAAGAAATCATGGCTCTCGACATTGAGCAGGTCGAAGCACGTTCTCTCGAGCTTGTTTCCGAAGTAGAGTCCGCTGAGTCTAACGAGGCTATGGACGCTATCCAGATGGAAATGGACGCTCTGGAAGAGCGCAAGGCACAGATCAAGGCTGAAATCGAAGAGCGCAAAGCTGACATCGCTGACGTCATTAAGGGCGAAGGCGCAGTCGTTGAGGAAATCAAAGAAGAAAGGAACGACAAAGAAATGTTCGGAATCGACACAAAAGAGTACAGAGATGCCTTCATGGCTAATCTCGTAGGCAGAGCAACTGTTGAGCAGAGAGCAATTCTTGCTGACAACACAAACTACGGCGATGGTCTCGCACTTCCTGTTGGACTGGATAGAGATATCTGGGATCAGGTAACTGAGGCACATCCAATCCTCGCTGACGTAGAAGTTCTCAGAAGCGGAATGGCAATCAAGGTCACAAAGATGACTCCGACTCCAATCACAAAGAAGATGGACAGCGCAACATCCACAGAGCAGTCAATCACAGGTGTTGACGTAACACTCGTTGGAGCTGACTATCACACATTTGTAACTCTGAGCTATGCAGAGGCTAAGATGTCTCAGGGTGCTATGGAAAGATTCCTTGTAAGAGAGATCGCAGACGCAATCGGCGAAGCACTTGCTAAGGACGTATTCGCAAGGATCCTGGCTGATGCCGGTAATACACAGAAGGTAACTCCGGCAAGTGGTTCAACACTGTTTGAGAACCTCAAGGCTGCACTCGCACTTGCTACACAGGGCAATCCGGTTATCTATGCTCCATCAGCTTCCTACTACGAAATCGTTGGTGCGATTCAGCAGGGAAGTCCATTCAATGCCGGTGCTGCACTTGGCGTTGAGGTCAAGAAGGATAACGCTGCTACAAAGGTTACCGTTGTTGACCCTAAGCTGTTCGTACTGAACGTCATTCAGGACACAATGATCGAGTCCGAGAGAGACGCAAAGAACGCACAGTTCGTAATCGGTGGATACATGAGAGCTGAAGGCTGCCTGAGAAAGGTAAAGGCTGCAGCTTACATCAACTAATAATCGATTGCTTTCCGGGGCGGGTAAGACACTCGCCCCACACTTATTAATTGTGAGGTAATAGAAATGCTTGATCAGGTAAAGCTCGCATTGAGAATATCAACAACTGCATATGATTCGGAGCTGACGTATCTGATAGACGCAGCGAAGCTCGATCTCGGAATCGCCGGCGTGGTTCTTCCTGAGGAGCTGGACGCGCTTGTTCAGAGAGCAGTGATCACATACTGCAAGATGTCGTTCGGGCTTCCTGAGGACTATGACAGACTCAAGAAGTCATACGATGAGCAGAAGGCACAGCTTGTCACTGCGACAGGATACACGAACTGGGGTGATGCGTGATGTATGACAGCATAGCAATACTAAAGGCATATGGCGAGCCTGAATACGATGGATACGGCAACGAGTTTATTCCAGAGATAAACACGACCGTATTCGTTCAGCCTCGCAGCGTGTACCAGTCGGAGTTTTATAACGCTGCACAGCTTGGACTGAAGCCTTCAATCACTCTGTACTTATCAAACAGGGCTGATTACGAAGGGCAGAAGGTGCTCTCTTTTGAGGGTAAAGACTACAACGTTATAAGAGCAGACTGGAGCGCCCAGCGTGATGGGATCTCTCTTGTCTGTGAGGAGCGTGTGAACAATGGCTGATTCTATAACGGTACAGATGGAGGCAATTCTTCAGGCGTGTTCGAAAGAGGTAGAGGATGTATATGAGGAGGGAGCGCAGTTAACCGCAAAGGAGTCTGCACAAAAGCTCAAGGCCTCGTCTCCGAAGAAGTCCGGAGAATATGCGAGCGGATGGGCGGTGAAGAAGATGGACAGCAAGACATATGTTGTCCACAACAAAATCGCTCCAGGGCTTACGCACTTGCTTGAGAATGGTCATGTGATCAAGAACAAGAAGGGCACTTATGGTCGCGTATCGGGGAAAAAGCACATCAAGCCTGTTGAAGAATGGGCAATTAACGAGCTCCAAAGGAAAATAGAGGCGAAGCTATGACGATATTCCAAGTATTACAGAGCACCGGCCTTCCGTGTGTGTATAGTCACTTTAAGAAGAAACAGTCCCCGCCGTATATCGTGTATATCGGCAGCGGGCAGAACACCTTCCAGGCTGACGATACGCACTACTGGAAACAGAACAGTTATCAGGTCGAGTATTACTTCACAACTAAAGATGAATCCAACGAGGAAGCCATTGAGACAGCACTGCTGGACAATGGCTTTTTATATGAGAAGAGCGAGGACATCTACATCGAGGATGAAGAGGTCTTCGTTATTTACTACTACATTTAATGGAGGCTACAAATGGCAAATAAAGTTGAATTTGGTATCAGCCAGCTCCACGTCGGTACATACACAGTCGATGATCAGGGAGCCGTAACTCTCGGCACCCCATACCATCAGGCGGGAGCGGTAAGTTTCAGCCCTGAGGAAAATTCAGAGCAGAACACCTTCTATGCCGATAATGTGGCGTACTGGAGCGGATATTCTGGTGGATCCATCGAGGGCGATCTCGAGGTAGCTATGTTCGACGATGAGTTTAAGACTCAGTTCCTCGGTTACAGGACTCTGACTAACGGCGGACTCGCGAACGTAAAGAACGCAACAAAGCCGAACGTTTATATCGCATTTCAGGTCGAAGGCGATGCAGAGTCGAGAAGGGTTATCCTCTACAACTGCTCGCTCGGAGCAATCGCGAGAGAGTACAACACCATCGAGGAGAGCAAGGAACCAGCAACAGAGACTCTGGGTGTGACTTGCACCGGCGACAACGCGACAGGCGTAACAATGGCGGTACTGAAGCCAGCGGACACGGGTTACAGCACTCTGTTCACTGCTCCAACAGCACCGGCTATCGCACCATAACAAGGCGGGGCGGGGCTGATATGGTTCCGCCTCATTTTTTATAGAGAGGTGACCTATGGAAAAGGTAATAAAGATTGGAAAACAGGAAGTCAAGCTATCGAATAACGTAGCTTGGACTATGGAATATAGAGACCAGTTCGGGAAAGACATAGTTCCTGCGCTTATGCCGGTCATCGCATCCATTATGGAGGGTGCTTCGGCTCTGATCGGAGAGGCTGACAACGGCGAGATCAATGTGAGCGACATCGCATCCGCAATCGAGGGGAGAGCGATGGATGTGCTGCTCCCACTGTTTCAGGTCGAGTTCGTGGACACAATCATTAACGTGACATGGGCTATGGCAAAGGCTGCGAACGAGGATCTGGATCCACCTAAGAAATGGGTTAGACAGTTCGACGAGTTCCCGCTGGACGTCGTGGTCCCTACAGTTTATGACATGGTACTGAAGGGATTCGTAAGCTCAAAAAACTTGAAGAGGCTGAAGACGATAAAGAAAAGTCTGAAGAATCTTCAGCCGTCACACTCGATGACATCATCCTCGCAGGACTCGAGCGAGGACTAACGATGTCAGATATTCGTCATATGCAGCTCGGGCAGGTGGTGGACTTCGTTATCGCGTATAACGACCGCCAGAAGGAATCCGAGAAGCAGTCGAAGAAACAGGGAAAGCGGAGGCGCAGAGCTTCCCAGAATGACATTGATCTATTTTTCGGATAGGGGAAATCAATGGCCGGAAATATCAAAGGAATAACGATTGAGTTTCGTGGCGATACCACGAAGCTCGATAAAGCGTTAAGACAAGTTAATAACGAATCGCGGAAGATCGACAAAGAACTCAAGAACGTTGACAAGGCGCTCAAGTTCAACCCGACATCCGTAGACTTGTGGAGGCAGAAGCAGCAGCTCCTGTCGCAGAAGATCTCCGAGACGAAGGACAAACTCCAGCTCCTGAAACAGCAACAGGCGCAGATGGACGCAGAGGGAGTCGATAAGCAGTCGATGGAGTATCAGAAGCTCCAGCGCGAGATCATCGAGACAGAGTCCAAAGTTAAGACGTTTGAGAGCCAGCTGAAGAAGGTCGGGAACGTAAACCTTCGCGCAGCGTCAGAACAGTTTAAGCAGTGGGGATCCGCTCTTGAGAATGCTGGTCGACAGATGCAAGGGATTTCGATGGCAGCGGGTGCGCTCGTTGGATCTCTCGCAGCTATCTCGTATAAAGCGGGACAGAACGCCGACGATCTGAACACTTTGAGCAAAGTCTACAGTATTAACACAACCGACCTGCAGAAGTATGCTGTCGCTGCTGACCTGGTGGATGTATCTGTCGAGGATATAGCAAAATCTCACGTCAAACTCGAAAAGTCCATGTATTCGGCAAACAACGGGTCAAAGGCACAGGCCGAGGCGTTCGAAAAGTTGGGCGTTTCTGTTACAAATGCGGACGGATCGCTCCGTGATAGTGACGCAGTATGGCAAGACACGATTGCAGCACTCGGCACAATGACAAACGAGACGGAGAGGGACGCACTTGCACAGCAGCTCATGGGAAAGAGCGCAGCAAATCTCAATCCGCTCATTGAGGATCAGGGCGAAACGTACAAGAATCTTTCCGAGACGCTGCAAAAGTACGGCCTTGATTTCGTAGATCAGGAGACATTGGACAAGGCGAACGAGTTCAATGACCAGCTCGACACGATGAAAGCCATCGGATCGGTTGCGATTTCGACGGTCGGTGCACAGCTTGCGGGATATCTTGCTCCGGCTCTCGAGAAAGTGGTCGGATGGATTGGACAATTTGCGAGTTGGCTCTCAAAATTGTCTCCTGAGGTTCTGACAATAATCGGAATCATTGCGGGCGTAGTCGCTGCGATTGCTCCTGTTTTGCTGATCCTCGGAAAGCTGGCATTTGCTATCAGCTCGATCATGTCCCTTGCAAGTACACTCGGAGTCGGAATCGGTGCTCTTGCCGGGCCGATTGGAATAGCCATTGCAGCGATAGCAGCCATCATCGCCATAGGCGTTCTTCTTTATAAAAACTGGGACACTATCAAAGCGAAGGCTGCTGCGATCAAGGCGAATCTGATCGCTACATGGAACGGCATCAAGCAGGCAGTGGTCAACACAGTAAGGTCGCTTGTTGCAGATGTCATGGCAAAGTGGAACGCAATCAAGACAACCACACAGAACGTATGGAACTCGATTAAGACGGCAATAACAACGCCGATAACGAACGCGTTCAACACCGTAAAAGGCTGGATTAATAAACTGAAGAATCTGTTCCCTCTCAAGGTTGGTAAGATCTTCAGCAACTTGAAAGTTCCACACATCAAGGTAAATGGTGGTAAGGCTCCATTTGGTATCGGCGGAAAAGGATCTGCTCCGAGCATCAACGTTGACTGGTATGCGAAGGGCGGAATCTTTACAAGGCCGACACTCTTATCCAACGGAAACCGCATCGCCGGAGTTGGTGAAGCGGGGGCAGAAGCGGTCCTTCCAATCGAGAAACTACGTGAGATGGTCGATTTCGGTAACGCACAGGGCAATGCGATCGTTGCACAGCAGACACAGATTCTCCTCGCAATTTACGAAGAGCTTCAGAAGGAAAAGGATTTTAAGGTTAACGGAATGTGGGCTGGTCGATATGTAAATGAGTTAGTAGTGAGGTAGCGCGATGAGAGACAAGATTTATTACTATGATCGGAACAACGTGCTTCGGCTGACTCTGAACGAGTGGCCATACTACTCAGAACCGTCAGACTTTGGTGACTGGGCGTGGTCCTTCAATGAGCAGTTTGGAAAGATAAACACGTTCCACAGGAACAAAAACACTTTTAGTCTCACGATAGGCATCGATGGGGATTTTGCAAGCCATCATGACGCGCTCTGCGATATCTTCGATGCTGACGTGATGGCGAATGAGCCTGGATATCTTGAGTTGAGAGGGTGGAGGCTCCCTTGCTATATCACAGAAGCGGAGCATTCCTACTTCCTCGACATGGACAGACAGGCGAAGTTCACAGTTCAGTCTGTAAACTCGACATGGATCAGGACGCAGATCAAGTCGTATGACGGCGTTCCTGGCGGAGGACTCGGAGGCGAAGATCTTGGAAGGGATTATACCTACACTGATGGACTTCTTGGTCGTGGTTATAACTATGGTTATTCGCAACCAGAGAGCCACTACGCAAGTATAGATCTTCCTGGTATCGGAAACGGTTACGAAATCATGATCTACGGACCGCAGGTGAATCCGGTTATCTATCTTGATAACAAGCCGGTGCAGGTCAACGTTGAGCTGACTTCAACGGAGCGACTTCGCATCGTCTCGAATGGATCCGTTAAGACCATCGAGATCCTGACGCCGAGCGGGGCAAGCCGTGACGCATTCGTATACAGAGACAAAGAGAACAGTCCATTCCTGACGCTGGGACAGCACACAGACCTCACGTTCGGACAGATCCGCTTCGACTTCACCACTATCGAGAGGAGGTCGCAGCCGACATGGACTTGATTTACGTAAGGACAGACGCGGACGGGAATCAGACGAGTGGATTCCTTCATAATTACGAGGGCGCTTTCGAAGTCTCGACTGATCTCGATTACGTAACGAACAACTTCACCATTACAATGGAGCTTCCGACTAGTAAGGACGGACTCCTGTGGGCGGAGAACGAAATAAGCTGCATCGTATACGTTGAAGGTGAGGAGTTCGGAGGAGAGATCTCCGGCTCTGAACTCGACATAGCAGCGAACACAATAACATACACAGGAAGAACATGGAGAGGGTGTCTTGACCAGTGGATAATCGAACCGCCAGCTGGACAGGATTATCTGGTTGTCTCCGGCAATCTCGCGGACTCGCTGAGACTGCTTCCGATGGGGCCGTGGATAAATGTGGAAGACACTGATTACTCAGGGAACACGTTCCAGTTCAACCGCTATATAACAACCTTCCAGGGTGCAAGCAATTTGCTCACTGCAGCGGAGTCTGATCTTAGGCTCCGCTTTTCATTTGAGGCAGATGGATACGGCGGTCAGGCGAACTTGTCTATCATCGCAGCTCGCGACAGGCGGAGCGAGATCGAAGTCTCTCAAGACTACAACGATCAGATACAGCTGAAGATCACAAGAACGGGGGACACTCCGAGACATCTGATCTGTCTGGGGGAAGGTGAACTGAAAGACCGCGAAGTGATCCACCTCTACGCTGACGAAAACTGGCAAGTATCCACTACGCCGATAGCGGGTGCTTATCCGGTCGCAACGTATGAATTCTCATCCAGTGACAGCCTGTTAGCAGATGGAATGAAACACTTCAAGGAAGAGATCCACAATCACGAGCAGATTGAGGTCAATATCAACGGCCTCGACATTCAGTTGTCAGACATCATCGGTGGTAAGGACATCCTGACGAATGAAACCGTTAGCGCTGAGATCACAACGATCCTCTGGCGAGTACAGAACTTCGGTGATTACCAAATCGAAGGCTATGAATACAAAACTAAAGTGCTTATGTAAGGAGTTAACAATATGGGAGCAAGCATTATAACCGGGTACACGGGAACAAGGCACATAACTCCGGCAATGGATGCGGCAATATATCGTGCCGCTTTCGGAGCTGAGAGCTACGTTCTTTCAGAGGGACAGAAACTTGCGGGATCAATGCCGTCGGTCAATGAGTTCACACTGCTTGACGGGCTTGTTTCGATGCAAGGGCATCAGGTGCTTGTAACGCAGGAGACTCTGTCGGTCGATACTTGTGCAAACGGGTACAGCAGAATCGACCTTGTGGTTATGCGTTATACACACGACAACACATCGCAAGTTGACGCCGCAGAGCTTATGGTCATTAAGGGCTCGGAAGTCGCTAATCCAAATACGCCGACAACGCCAGCATATAACACGGGCAACATCGACTCAGGCGCCAGCGTGGTTGATATGCCACTGTATAAGATCACACTGAACGGCTCGTCAGTAACGTTCGAGCGTCAGTTTGTAAGGGCATACAGCACAGAGGAGGCAAGGCCGTTACAGATCAATCTCGGAACGGTATCGAGTCTGCCTGTATCGGTTTCAGACGATAGGATCGTGGCCGAGCACATAGTCAAACCAGGTGATTGTCTGCTTGGAACACCATCAGCACAGACAAGCGACTGGACCGTGACTACACAGGACGGATCGCTTTCAGTAGCAGGATCCATTTCCGGTTCAACAACCGCAACGATATGGTTAGTTATTCCACTTGAATAAGGAGGACGTTTTCTATGGACAAGTTTTTTCTGATTCAGATCAAGCGCACAAAGGGCGCAATTGAAAAGGGCGTAGTGGTAAAGGACACGCTCGACGCAGCGAAACAGAGTTATCACAGCTATCTCGGGGCGTATGCTTTCGGCAATAACGCCGATACGGACTACGTTCTCGTACAGATTCTCGACGGCAACGGCCTCGGACTCAAGGGCGAAACTTGGGAAAAGAAAGCTGCACCGGAACCGGAACAGGAGGCATAACATGAACAGGATTATCGTAAACAAGTTCGGGGGGGGTACTCCTCAGCGTACAGAAAGGAGGCAGTGCGTTAGGGCTGTCTCCGAACAAATCTCCGAGAGGAGGTTTGAGGCAAGGTAAGGAGGTGACTCCTTATGGCAAGTAGCACGATTAAGCAGATAGACGGCAACATCGGTGGTAGCCATGAGGGATATCCAACCAAAGATTATTTAAAATTGCCGAATGGTGTCCTTATCCAATGGGGTACGTTGCAGAACGTAACGGCAACCACAACCGTTGTCACATTTCCGATTCCTTATAAAGTGGGGCGGTTGCCTGCGGTAACTGCGGTAAGTGGCGCAGGAAGTGGCAGAGGTACTGTGAGCGTTGAGGGCGTGACCATTAACCAATTCGAGATATGGCAATCTACAACAGTAGCAAAGTGGTTAAGGTGGATAGCAATCGGCTATTGGAAATAATCAGCCTTGCCGAGTAGGGCATGACAAGTACAATCAGGACTCTCTCAAGGAATTTATGGCAATCGAGCGCAGTGCATCAGAGCAGGATAGAGGATAATCTTGTGCGGTGGATACGCATCGGGTCGGTGGTAATTGTAAGCGGACGATTCAAGGCATCGACAGCGGTTGCGTCAGGCGCACCAATAGCAACGGGGTTCCCGACTCCGACATCCAACACGGGCGCACCATTGAGCGGTTGCAATTCGAGCGCAACGACAAACGTGCCGTTTGCAATAACGCAGTACGGTTCGCTCGTACCGCTCGCAGCACTTACAAGCGGTACATACTATGCCGTAGGGGGAGTCTACTTTACAACCTAACGCCATTACATATGGCAACATCAACCATAAAACAAACCATGAACAACAGCGGAACAAGATATTGCAAGATGCCAGACGGAACACTTTTAGCGTGGGGCGCACAATCAATAGATGTTACAACGGGAACAAAGGACAGAGTTTTGCTTGATTTCCCATCAGAAGCGGTCTTTGTCGGTAATCCGTCCATACATTTTACTGTAGTGGAGAACGGCTACAACGTACAACCGATACTCTTGCTTTGGGATACAAGTGATGGCTATTACGCCCTTAACAGGGCAAGCGTACCGAATAAGCACATCATTTTCCGTTGGTCAGCTGTTGGAAGATGGAAGTAAGAAAGGAATAACCAATGAAATCACTATGCACATCTTGCAAAAACAAAATAGCTTGCGATGAGCATAGGCGGTGTTATGGGTATCCGAATTTCAGAGTGAAAGAGTGTAAAGGTTATGAAGCTCACTCAAAGAGCAAAGAGCGGAAATCAGTAGGGAAATAACCTAATTCAAGAGTGAGTGTGACGGGTTTTGCAAGGCTACCGATGATAGTTAAATTACCATCATAAGTATTGACCAACCATTGCCCGTCAATGGCGTACTCGTCATCAATGCTCTTGAGTCGAGCAGACATATCTGAATTGATGCGTTCATCTTTATAGGTGAATGGCAACTTATCAATTTTCATTTCAATAAGCATGGTAAAACCTCCTTTTTAGGAAATTGTACCATAGAAAGGAAAACCAATGTACGATTTTTGGAAAGCAACAAGCATAAGAGCATTGCGAACCATCTGTCAAACGGCTATAGCGATTATCGGCACGGCAACACTTATGTCAGATGTTAATTGGCAAATGGTAGTGTCGGCATCGGCATTAGCGGGCATACTGTCTGTGCTGACGAGCATCGCAACGGGTCTCCCGGAAGTGGACTATCAGCGTCACATCTACATGAGCAAAGACGAGCCTGAGGACAGCATCATAGATGATTATGAGGTGTTCGACTACGGAGACGGAGAGGAGTTTGTCGATGGGGAAGAGTAGCGTAGAACAACTGAATATTGCGAAAAAATATCTCGGACAAGGCGGTTCGAAGTTCAGAAAGTTCTGCGGACTTCCAGCGGGCGCTGCTTGGTGCGACGCATTCGTGACAACCATATTCGCAGAGGCGGGCAACAGCTCGCTTTTTTGTTCGGGCAAAATACAGACGTATTGTCCGACCACGATCAGCATCTGCCGTAAGCAACTCGCAGAGGTTCCGCCGTATCTCGCTCTGCCGTCAGATATCATCTTTTTCGATTGGGAACCAAACGGCGTCCCAAATCATATCGGATTCGTGCGTGAGCGCAAGGATTGTGAGGCAATCTACACGATCGAGGGTAACACGTCAGGCGGGATCGTAGCGAACAAGCTGAGGAACACCAAGTACGTATGCGGTATATATCGTCCGCACTTCAAAGCGACATTTGACGCATCCAAGCCGTTAGTCATTGACGGGTACTTCGGATACAACAGTATCGCAGGACTCCAAAAGGCTCTCAAGGCTAAAGGGCTTTACAGCGGTGCGGTTGACGGCATTATGGGACAAGGAACAGTAAAAGCCGTACAGAGACTTTGCGGAGCATCTCCGATTGACGGATTGTGGGGTAAGGCAACGAGCAAGGCGATGCAGAGATTCCTCGGAGTTTCGGTCGATGGTGACTTCGGGCCTACTTCAACAAAGACATTGCAGAAGTGGATTAATAAGGTAAACGGAGGCGAGTCTGCCAAACCCAGCACAGGCGTAAGCAGCGGAAAGTACATAGGACAGGCGTGTGCCGACTATGATCATAAAGCTGGCGACTCAAGCGGTAGAGAGGTCTGTAAGTCAGCTTTCAAATATTCGTCCTCAAGTACATCGGTCTATAATTGGACTTACGTTTTCCGCCCTAAGGACTCCGCAAAGGCCGAGAAAGCTGCGTCTATGTGCGAAAAAGCAATTGCTAACAATGCCATAGGATATAACCGAAAAGGCGAAACCGCTTACGGCAAGGACAAAGCCATGACCAAGTTAGCAAAAGCGGTCAATTATGACTTATCCAAGATAACCACAAAATGCGGTCTATCATGCGGTGACCTCATCTGTCTCTGCAATCATTGGGCTGGACTATCGACTTGCTACATCGGCAGCGCACTCCCGCTTGCGGAGAAACTGAAAGCTAATTCGAATTTTACGTGCTTGTCCTATAAAAAGGGTATGGCTCTAAAGAGGGGCGACGTGCTGATTACTGCACATAGTAGCGGAAAAAACAATCACGTCGCTATGGTTCTATAAAAAAGGGGGTTGAGATTAATGCCGGACAATATCATAATCGCAGCACTTGGATTCATAGGGGCATTGTTCGTTGTTCTCAAACCTTTTTTAGATCTGAACACCAACATAGCCGAACTGAAAACGAGCATCGACAATTTTAAGGCGTCCGTCGACAAGCTGGACTCTCGCATAACCAAGCACGGCGAGGAAATCGACAAGCTAAAAGAGACAGTTGCCGAGCACGGCGTCAGGATCGAGAATTTAGAAAAAAGGTAAGGCGAGCCGGAGATGGTTCGCAATGGGATCACCTCCTCTTACATTACAAGAAGGCCCGGGGCTTATCGCCTCGGGTCTTTTTGCGTGCTACGAATACTTCCTGATGTGATCCAATGAATCTCTGATGATTGCTTTAAATGACCACGTATCGTCGACCGACGAAATTCTGTGCTTCGAACCGGTATCGAAAATAGGGAACTGGATCCACTTTGCGCGGGTCGTATACTTGATCCGAGCGACGTCCCAGTCACCGAAAGATGCAGTTACATAGTTGTCAGATCTACGGACAAGGTCGAGATCAGTTCCGGATATTTCTTTGATTATTTCGAATATTTCACGTTCTTCTTCAGTGCAGACAAGGTCGCGCTGCTGTCCATAATTCTGAATTATCATATCAAATCACCTCCGTACTCAATTTTAAACAATGTAAAGACTTGTTGACAAGGGATATAAATGGGCGTATCTTAAAAAAGGAAGGTGACTTGAAACTAAATATTACGACCTGTTAAGGTATAGGGGACCGTCACAAGTTGACGGGTAAAATTATTCCCCCAACTATTCCTAAAATCATAATTTTTTAGGTAGTAGGGTAGGGCAAACATCCACTTATTCCTTAACAACTGTATATTGAAGTTA